AGGCAGGCCCGCAGCCTGCCCCCAATGAAATCGGGGGCAGGACGATCTACGCCAAATAACTCGTCTGAGCGTTCTCGACCGTAACCTTCACCGGCGAATCGGCGATGGCGGCGTCTTTGTAGATCTGATTGCTCGGTACGGAAACCTTGTAAAACGCCCCGGCATCGTCGAAATCGTAAGGCGCTTCGCGCAATCGGCAGGCGGGGATGGAAATCTCGAACCCATGGTTCTTCGTCCCGGTGCCCGCCACAATCCCGCTGTCCACGGTTAATTTAATTGCGCTTTGCGTCTCGGCCAGCGCGCGATCGCGGATATCGGTGTTGGCGCGATTGGCGAAGAGCGAGAAGTCGAAGGAGAATGCGCGGCGCACGAAGCGCAATTGCTGCCGGAGCTTGCCTTTGCCCGCCGTGATGTCCGGGATATAGCCATTTTCGGCGTCCACTTGCTGGTCGCAAGTGAAAGCCCACTCACGCAGGCGGTCGGTATAGTCAGTCAGCGCGCCACCTTTATCTCCGAGTTCGAATTTGACCCGTTGGCCCGTCATCAAATATTCCGCGGCCAGCGCTGGTAAAGGCGATACGGCCGTGGTGGTGTCTTCCCCACCATCGCCGAGGAAATCGATGGCTAGAGAGACGAGCTGCCCGAGGCGTCCGGAGACGGCAAAGCGCGTCGTAGCCAGGGCGGTGAGAATGCTCTTGCGTCGTGTAGCGTCTGGCCCGCCCGAATCAAAGAACACGTCTGTCACTTTCGCCTGCATTCCCGCGGCTCCCAGGGGGTCGGAGGGCTTGATGGTATGGGTATAGTGGCCCGTGGTGCCTTCCTGGGAGCTCGAGATATCTTGCAAGGCAAACGCTGCCGCCCAAGCGACTAGAAACGAATCCGCCCCGTCAAAATTGAGGCTGAAACTGAGATCGCGTTGCACTTCGTATTCATTGACCGCCAGCGGGAATTCGTGCCCACTAAACGGCAGATTGCCTTCCCGCGCCAAACGCCGAGTGATTTCCGGTAGCAGCGCCGCCGCCGGGCGGTAGGATTTCCCGCCCGTTAAATCGGCTGCCAGCAGCGCCGTCCCGTAGGTTGTCCGCGCTTTGTGCGATAAAGCGATTCTGAGATCTCCGCCACGAATGACTTCCATAGTTCACTCCTTTTCTTTCTCCCCCCTGTCCCCGCTCAATGCCCCGAGGATTTGGGGTTGACAAGCTTCGCCTGGCCCGCCTGGCCGGGCAGGTCCGGGGCTTCGGTAATCTCCAGCGTTTCGTAGTGCCGGAATACTGCCTCCCATTCCGCGCGCGTCAGGCGCGCGGGGACTTGCCGGGTGGTCGAACAATGCAAGCGTCCGGCAGTAATTGAGACGCTGCCGTAGTCCGCCTTCGGCCGCACCCAAACGAAATCTTCCTGAGTGTGCTTCGCCATCGGTTGCTCCTTATGCATTGTCCCAGATGCCTTGACAAACAATCTGGAGACTGTACACCAAGCTGCCATTCGCGCCGAGACCTTCGAAGGCCGCGCCTACCAGACGGCAGGAAACATTTACGCCGACAGCCACGGTCAATTGCTTCCCGGCAAAGAGCGTTTTCAAATCTTCGACGATCTCGTAGGCGCCTTTTTCTCCCCCCACTCCACCTTCTTTGGCATCTTTGGCCCCGCGTAGGTTGCGCGCCACAGCCAACAAAGCAAACGGTTCGTCGGCTAGATTCAGTTTCCAGGTGTTGGTCTTGGGCTGGTAACTTCCACCCAGGTAGTAGACCAGCACGGCTGGCGGCAGAATGATCACCTGTTCGTTGCGAAAATCTACGTTGCGCTCGCTGAGGGTCTGCACCTGATTGGCCGGGATGTAGGCCGAAAGCGTAGGGTCAGCCTGGATGGCGGCAATGATGGCTGCCTCGATATCGTCAATGCGCGCTTTGCTCATGCCTTCTGCTCTCCGGCCCCGGCGGGATTCCCGAACCTCGCCACCAGATAATCGCGGACGCTTTCGGCCAGACGCGCCGGGTCCTCTGGACGGAGCACCAAGTACGGCCGCGCCGGCATGGTCACTTTTTTGGCAAACATAAACTGTCCGCCGCCAATGGGGAAGCGGAGGAATTTCCGGCTCTTGGGCACAATCACCCCGCCCAGTTGATGGATGCGCGCGTATAACAGATTCGTGCCGATGCGGACGGCACCTGCTTCGGCATCGATAGCGAAGCTTATGCTTTTCATTAGATGTCCGGAAGCGATCAAAGTTTTCTTAGCTCCGGCAAAACGCGAGAAGGCGGCCGTATCCGCCCCCGCAAGGGTCTTGCCGTATGACGCCTGCTGCTGCCGCTTCGTCAACGGCCCGATCTTCTTCCGTTTCCGCCGTTCGTACTGGCTTCGGATCGACCCCGGGAGCGGAGCGCGCCACGAACCCGCCGGCGAACCACCTTCGCGAAACGTCTGCATCACCGAACCCACCATAAGATTCCCCAGGATGCGCAACAGCGGGGCTTTGTTCTGGAGGGCCCCAGCGAGGTTGGCGAACTTCCCCAGAGCTTCCGTCGCGTTGATCTTGAAAACCGGTTGAGCCATTTGTGATTTCTGATTTCTGATTTTCGATTGGTTCTTAATCTTCATTCACCAATCGTCAATCACCAATCATCAATTCCCTTCAGAACTTGTCCAAGTTATCCTCCGAGAAAACTTCCTCCTTCTCCGTCGTCCTCACTTGCTGGGCATCGGACTGCGCGGGCGCGCCTAGTGGTTGATCGAGTTGGGCGCGGCCCGCGGCCAGGTCTTTCAAAAATACCAACGCCGCATCGTAAGCTGTCTGGGTATCCGCGCGGATTTGCCGGCGGCGTTGGTCGAGATACCACACGGTCAAAGCCCGAGCCAGTTGCTTGACTTTGACGGAGCTGGCGAGCGGCGTAGCATAGCGTCCCCGGGCGTAGGCATCGATATCGGCTGAAGCGGCTTCGATTGCCGCCGTCACCCGGGCTTGCGCCGCCACCGTCGATGTCCCCGCGCGTTCATCATCCGTGAGTTGGATCAGTTCCTCCTCGGTGATGAGATCCTTGAGTTCCGTGATGGTGATGTAGGCCATAGGAGCCTTCAGCCCTCAGCGTAGCGGCCCCGATGAGATCGGGGCCAGGTTCCTTCGCAGTAGCGGTCCCGATGAGATCGCGGCCAGGTTCCTTCGCAGTAGCGGCCCCGATGAGATCGGGGCCAGATTTCTTCGCAGTAGCGGCCCCGATGAGATCGGGGCCAGATTCCATGTCCCGATGAATCGAGACGCCACGCTACTGCGTCAGCGCTCTCGCCGACGTCGTCGCCGCATCAGTCGTCAGGCACAAGGCCTTGGTAGTGCCCACCAGAGCTCCGACTGGATAAAATCCAATCGCCGGCGATCCTGGGCCAATCGAGAACAGAGTAGCCGTCCCGGTGCCGCAGTTAGTTCCCGTGCCGGAACTTACCGTGACCAACCCGGTCGTCGCCGTAGCCTTTTCCACCAAGATGCCCAACAAGACAATCGAGCCAGAGCCGGGTGCCGCCACCACTTGCGTCATAGTAGCCGAAGCCACGGCAGCGGATAGAGTGCCGAGTGTCCCCACCTGCAGCACCCCGGCGCCCTGTGCCCCCACGCCATTCGAGACATCCAGGAAACCAGTGGTGCCATTGGTGAGTCTTGTGTACCAATAACTCCCCGGCGCGCCCGATCCCGTCGATTGCGTCACGGCACTGATGGTGGCATTCATGTTCCAGCCTACGCCGTTGATCAGTGTGACGTAGACCGTAATCGTTCCCGTGCCCGACCACGAGCTCACCGTTCCCTGAAGATATTGGTCCAGGTTGTTGATGACCTTGTTGACTGCCGTGGCGCACGAGAAGTTGTTGTTCGCATCATCGAGCGCGTTGGTCGCCGTGGCCGCCGTCTGCCCGGTGTAGAACGTCAGGGTGCAGCCGCTGACTGTGCCCGATTTGCGAACGCTGACCAGCGCCGCGCCGTAATTCCCGATGTATTGCGCGGCGGTCCAGAGGTTTCCATTGGCCGTCACGGCCACCCCGGCATCGATGGCGCGTTTGCTGATGACGATCGGGGTACGCGGTTGCGCGAAAACCGGCAAGGCCATGGCCAGCGCCAGCAGTCCTGCCAGCAGAAAAGACAATCCTCGGTTCTTCATTTCGTTCTCCTTTGGCCCCGACGTGTCGGGGCGGAAATTCAGCGTGCGATTCACAGACTCACTTCACCCGGCCAGCCCCCCTACGCTGCGGCGCTGTAGATCAAGTACCCGGTAACCGCCGCGCAGACTTTCTGGTCGTAGTAGAAATCCACGCCCACGATGTCGCTCTTGGCGGTCACATCAGGATTCCGACCGATCACTGTGCCGATTCCCGCAATGGTTCCCGGGGCGGCCTCCCACACAAACGTCTTCCCAAACGACAGATCCATCTGCGAAGGCGTCGGCGAGACGAAGGTCAGGAACGCGTGCTTGCCCATCAGGAAGCTGGCAGTCGATCCGGAGAAACTGACGCCGCGCGCCACCAGTACCCGGTCGATCCCGAAGAAGGTGGCCAGTTCCGCTTCGCCGATCACGCCCACCCGGACGTATTTCAGGGCCTCCAGCAACTGCTGATTCGACCGCAAAGCCGTGAAGACTTCGGGGCCGATGATCATCAGGTTGACGCGCGTGCCAGTCTTCATGATGGTGTCTTTGGCCAGATCCACATCGCCCCGCGGATCGGAGTTGAGTGGATCTGACCATTGGTCGCCACCTGCTAGGGTCACGTTCTGGGTGACGACCGTCTTCGAGCTGATCAGGTCGAGCGCGCGCTTTTCCTTGGCGAGCAGGATTTTGTCCGTGAGCATTTGGGTCAGCGCTTGCTCGGCATCTCCCGCCTGGAAATTCGCCCGGGTTTCGTCCGCCAAGTCGAATTTCAGAGCGTGACTGATTGCGGAGTAGGAATCGCTGGAAAGCGCGGCGCGAATCGCTTCCGCCCCAGCCCCCGTAGCCCGCAGATCGTTTTCCGTGAGTTCCTGGGCTTCCCGGCCCCAGACCCAATATTTGTCAGTCTGCCGCTGGACGCCGACGCGCGG